TGCATAGTGGTCTCGATGTCCTTTGATGCCCCATCCCAACCAACGATAAGCAGCATTCATATAATAACTAACAGTCATACCACTACCTTCAAAATAAGGAAGTTGTCTCTGAAAGATATTCTCATTAATCATATAACGAGTCTGACCTTCTAGACTGCTTGGATCACAATCGTACTTTGTACAGAATTTACCTAAGTTATTATATCGACCTGCAGTAGTCCATTGGATCAAGCCATATCCCCCACTATAACATTTTTCATAAGGAACTCTAGCACCCCCCTCACAAATGTCTGCATGAAATTGTGACTCAGATTTAATGTTACCCATGATGGTAGCAAGGGAATTACGATCACGAATATTGGTATGTTCCTGAAGTTTTGTTAGGACAAATCTTTCGTTTTGGTTACAATCAGGACAGTCCCACTTATAATCTTTCTCTTTAACCACCTCAATGGCTTCTACTTTTTCTCGGCCAGTAACATCATTCAGTTCACCCTCTAATGTTGTGGATGCTACACATGTACTTCCTACAAACACAGAAGACATTATAAGAGTTGAAGAGATAATCTTGCTAGTCATAAAATAAAACTTAATCTAAACATTAAAATAATCCTTACGATAGTACCGTCCAAGGATGTTGGAATTATAGTACAGGGGTGTCCCATCTGTCAAGGGGTGAGACTTTGATAAAATCCTTTCTTCCATATATAATATATAGGTGTAAGGATTTTACATGTGGTTGTATAATGGTGAGGAATACACAGGGACTCAAAAAGGCATTGAGGGGTTCGTGTATCTTATCACTAACACCACAAACAACCGAAAGTATGTAGGTAAGAAATCTTTCTGGTCTCGTCGGAAGCAGAAGAAGACGGGTAGAAGGAAGACAATGGAGAGCGACTGGAGAAAATATTACGGGTCATGTGACGAACTGAATGAAGATGTCAAACTCCTAGGCGGCGACAAGTTTGTAAGAGAGATATTATACTTGTGCCCCCACAAAAAGTCAATGAGTTATTACGAAACTTTAGAACAGTTCAAGCGTGATGTCTTGATGACTGACGACTACTACAACACGAACATAGAGGGCCGCTTCTTTGTCAGTGAGAGGGCCGGTATCTACGAAGTGGTCTTGAGAAACGAGAAGTTCTGTGACCGTCGCTCAGAGAGTATGAAGAAAGACAATCCTATGTGGCGCCCAGAGGTCAGAGAAAAGTTTTCTGAAATGTTTTCTGGTGAGGGTAACCCTCGTTACGGACAGAAGAATACTCCAGAGCATCAAGAGAAGATAAGACAGTCTGTTATGAGACCTATTACTGATGGTGTGAAAACATGGGAGAGTGGTGCCGCCTTCCGTAAGGAGCATGGCATTGGTACTACCCGGTTTTACACAATGCTTAGGAAGGGTCACATAAGATACTTGGGTGACCCGAAATAGTATTACAGTTTGTATTAGATACGGGTAACACCATTGACAAAATAACGACTGCCCCGAATAATCCAAAAATCGTTAGCTTACTCCACTTCTTCATAATCTTCAAACAAATAGTCATTATTTTTCTGGGCTTGAACTTTCCTGGTCTCCTCAATGAAGAAACCTAGAGCATAATCATTCCAATCACCATATTCAATAGGATCAGAGTTTGAATCCTGAGAATGTGTCTTTTTTAACATCCTGTTTAATCCCACCAACGATGTAGCTTTCATTTTCTGTCTCCTGCGGAGCTACCTGGAGACCTTTACTACTAATCCAATGCTGTGTCCAAGGAAGTGGATTGTTTTTAGCAGCAACATCATATATAGGTTTCAAACCAATAGATTTCATCCTACGATTAGCAATCCACTCAACATACTTCTTGAGAAGTGCGTCATTAAGACCAATCATTGATCCATCTTTGAACAAATAGTCTGCCCATCTCTTCTCCTCATCGACAGTCTTATCAAACATAGCATACAACCACTCCTCTTCCTCCTTCATGATTTGTTTCATGTCAGGATCATCACCAGCCTTCCACTTGTTCAGGATGTTTTGAGTGATAGCGAGATGTTGGTTCTCATCTCTCGCGATAAGGGAAATAATCTTTGCAGAGCCCTCCATGAGTTTGAGTTCACCAAATGCAAAGCTACAAGCAAAACTAACATAGAACCTAATACCCTCAAGAATATTAACGTTTGCGACAGCCCTGAAAAGTTTTCTCTTGACATCCTTGATTGCATAATCCCTTACGGCAGAACCTTTGAAATCATCAGACCACAGTTTGCCATTACCCCACTCTTGTGCGGTATTGATAAAGTCATCATAAGATTGTGTTACACTCTTGGCTCTCTCAAGAATCCTTTCATCGGTAATGATATGATCAAAAATATCTGATGGATCAGGATAGATATTTTTAATGATGTATGTGTAGGAACGACTATGGATCATCTCCATAAATCCCCACACTTCCATACATGCTTCTAGTTCAGGTAAAGAACAGTATGGAATGAATGCCATACCAGGACCACGACCCTGAATAGAGTCAAGCATAATCTGATACTTCAGATTAGAAGTATAGATATGCTTCTGTTCTGATCTCAGTGTATGGTAGTCTGCCCTATCTTTCTGGAGAGAGACTTCCTCTGGTCTCCAAAAATATCCCAATTGTGTTGTTGTCAGCTTCTCAAAGATGGGATACTTATAAGTATCATATCTTTGAACCCCTAGGGGTTTTCCAAAAAACATAGGTTGTTTTTTGCTATCATGGACTTCGGTATTGAATACCGTCATCCCCTTCACTTCTTCCATGTTCTTATCATTAACTGATGAAACCTTAAATTGAGCAGGATTCACACTCTCCCTCCTCTACTGATTCTAGTTCGTCTAATAAGCTATTAAGTTCGGACTTCTCCTCTACCACCTCATCAGTTTTAATGTCGTAGGTGTTCTGATAGTAAGAAGTCTTCCAACCATACTTATATGTAGTCAAAAGGTCATTGGCCATTTGCGACACAGGTACCTCATTGTTATCATAGTTCTCTGGGTTATAACTCCAGTTACCGGAGATACCCTGATCAAAGAACTTTTGCATGACAGCGACGACATTAATATACCCCTCGTTACTCTTCATCTCCCAGAGGAGTGTGTAATTGTTCTTAAGTGTACTGTAAGACGGTACAATCTGCTTAAGGGGTCCCTTCTTACTCTTCTTAATGGACAGATAGTCGCGAGGTGGCTCAATTCCATTTGTTGCGTTTGACACAACGGAACTGCTCTCTGATGGCATCTGAGCAGACAGTGTTGAGTGCCGTAATCCGTGAGCCAGAATCGACTCTCTAAGTGCTTCCCAATCATGTGCGAGACTTTGTGTAGTAATCTCATCAACATCCGTTTTGTACGTGTCGATAGAAAGTACCCCATCACTGTACTTAGTACGTCCAAAGTACTCACAGTGTCCCTTCTCTTTGGCAATTTCATTGGAAGACTTTAGAAGGTAATACTGAAAGGACTCAGATAAACCATGAACTGTATCCCAAGCTTCCTGTGAGTCATAGTTATATCCCAACTTCGCCAAGTAATGGGCTAGACCAATAAAACCAACACCAAGGGACCTACGTGACTTCGTAGCAATCTCAGCTACCTTAACAGGATATTCCTGGTAGTCAATCAATTCCTCTAGACCCCTAACAGACAGGTCACACAAGTCCTCTAACTCCTCATCAGACTTAATCTTACCTACGTTGATTGCAGAGAGGATACACAGGGCAATCTCACCTGGCATCTCTTCGTCAATATGATTAATTGGTTCTGTAGGAAGGGTAATCTCCTGACACAGATTACTCATATTCACCTTATCTTTGAAGGAGGAGTGACTATTACAGTGGTCAATGTTCATGATATACACACGACCAGTCTCTGCTCTCTCCTTTAATAGATCAAGGATTAATTCCTGAGCTCCAATGGTGGACTTGGGGATAGAATCATCTTTCTCGTAAGTGGCGTAGAGATCATCAAAACTATCGGTCCCAAAAGCATCATAGAGCCCAGGAACATCATGA